AAGTTCCAGCGCAAACAGTGGGTCACCAAACTTGAGAGTGAAAAATTCAGAGAAAGTGTCTTGACTATTATTGAAGAAGATGTTATTATGAAGTTCAAGAATAGAGAAGGCAACGCAGGCGACTTCTACGAGCCGGAAGACATTCCGACCGAAGAATAGCTTAACAATAAAGCCCGGCTCTCTGCCGGGCTTTATATTTTATGGAGAAAACATGAAGAGAGTAATGATAGTAGACGCGTACAACCAGTTCATCCGCGGATACATAGTAGACCCTAGCAAAAACCCAAACGGCTCCCCCATTGGCGGAATAAGAACATTTATTAATATTTTTAATAAACTGACGAGAGAGATTCGACCAGACCTGTTGGTTCTGGTTTGGGACGGAAAGGGTGGTTCTAAGAAGCGGCGCTCAATGAATAAGAATTACAAGGGTGGACGTAAGCCACCGAGGACAAATTGGACCCAAGTGGGGATGGGGGAGGAAGAAGTTTTAAACAACAAGGTTTGGCAACAAACAAGAGTAATAGAATACCTCAACCAAACACCAGTGATTCAGTTTATGGAACCTCATGTCGAGGCGGACGATGTGATTTCTTACATCAAGAATACTCCAATGTTTTCAGAGTGGCAGAAAGTAATTGTATCAGCCGATAAAGACTTTATTCAGTTGTTGGACGACAAGACAATATTACACAGACCTATCCAAAAAGAGTATCTGAACAAGAATAATATAGTGGAGAAGTTCAACATCCACCCAACAAATTTCGCCCTCGCGAGGGCGATTGTAGGAGACTCTTCTGATAATCTACCAGGTGTACCCAGAGTGGGACTACCGACAGTGGCAAAGAATTTTCCTTTCCTAAAAGAGGAAGCAACGTACTACTTAGAGCACATTCTTAAAGAATGCCAAAAACCAGAGAATAAACAAAAAGTTTATACAAATATTTTAGAATCAAAGGAGTTAATAGAAAACAATTATGATATTATGCAATTATCCTCGCCAATGCTATCTATACAAGCCAAACAAGGGATTGACGATACGTTTGAGCAGTATAAGCCCCACTACAATCAAACGGAAATAAGAAAGTTAATGCTTCAAGACGGCGTGCTGACCGTAACGACCACAGATTTGGAACAAAGATTTAATCACATTATTACTTCCTTTTCATGATGAAGTCTGCTATACTGTATTAAAGAAAAGGAATAACAATGGAACAAGAGAAGAGCTTTTCCAAGTTCGGAAAAACATTTCAGGAAGACCTTTGTCATTTAGTGTTAAATGACCGAAGCTTCGCAGACCAGATGTTCGAAGTGCTGGACCTTAACTTTCTTGAACTTAAACACTTGCGAGTTTTCGTCGGAAAAGTAAAAGAGTACAGAAAAAGATATGGAGTCCACCCTACTCCTAACATCATGCACTCGATCATACGAACAGGCCTCGACTCTGAACCTGAGTCAGTAAAGGTGCGAATACGAGAGTATTACGCCCGGGTACTCGCTAATGGTAAAATCCCAGAATCCTCGGACTATATTAAAGATACAGCACTCGACTTTTGTAAAAAACAGAAACTCAAAGAGGCACTAATTAAATCAGTAGAGCTTATCAAGTCCTCCTCTTTTGACGATGTGTCAAGAGTTATCGACGACGCGCTAAAACTTGGGTCGGATAACACCCTAGGGTACGACTACTTCGTAGACTTTGAGCAGAGGTTCGAAAGGAAAGCGAGAGACCCAATTTCCACAGGGTGGAAAGATATAGATGACATAGCAAAAGGGGGTTTAGGAAAAGGTGAACTTGGTGTTGTTGTTGCTCCTACTGGCGCTGGTAAATCAATGGTGCTTGTCCATCTCGGCGCCGAAGCCCTCAAGCAGGGAAAAAATGTACTCCATTATACTTTGGAACTTGCTGATACTATTGTCGCTGGTCGCTACGACGCTGCTATTACTGGCGTGGAACTTAAGAATCTAACCGTTTTTAAAGAAAAGATTTATGACGAAATCAAAGACATACAGGGAAAACTGATAGTAAAAGAGTACCCAACAAGAAGTGCTAGTATTCAGACAATCAAAAATCACATTGAGAAGCTAAAAAGGCGAGATTTCGCCCCAGATGTGATCATCGTAGACTACGGGGACCTAATCAGGCCAGAAAATAGCGGAAAAGATGAGAAAAGACACCAACTAGAAACTATTTACGAAGAGTTAAGGGGAATCGCCCAAATTTGCGAGTGTCCGTTGTGGACAGCATCACAAACTAACCGGTCTGGTCTCAACGCCGAAGTGATTACTATGGAATCAATCTCGGAAGCATTTAACAAATGTTTCGTCGCAGATTTTATCTTCACCGTTTCACGAACAGTTGAAGACAAAAACACAAACACTGGCCGAATCTTCGTTGCAAAGAATCGAAACGGCCCTGATGGGCTCGTGTATCCTTTGTTTATGGATACGAGCAATGTAAAGATAAAGGTTTTGAACCAGACAGGCGAGTCAGTGAATGATATCATCCAGAGGTCCTCGAAGGAGAGGCTCGATACTCTAAAAGAAAAATACAAGATTTTCAAGAAAGAAGGAGGAAAAGGTTGAAATGGAATTATCAAATCAAATATTATCATCAATTACAGTGCACATGAAGTACGCGAGGTACATTGAGGCTGAAAAAAGAAGGGAAACGTGGGTCGAGTTGGTGACTCGGAACATGAACATGCACTTAAAGAAGTTTCCAGAACTGGAGCTTCAAATTATTAAAGCTTACAAAATGGTCTTCGACAAGAAGGTGTTACCTTCAATGAGGTCGATGCAGTTCGGAGGGAAACCAATCGAAGTGGCACCAAACCGTATCTTTAATTGCGCCTTTATGCCAGCTGATGATTGGCGTTGTTTTGGAGAATCAATGTTTCTGCTCCTTGGGGGAACAGGCGTTGGATACTCGGTGCAGAAGCACCACGTAGAGAAGTTGCCGGAAATCACGCGACCGAACATGAATAGAACCCGACGATTTTTGGTCAACGACTCGATTGAGGGTTGGGCGGATGCAATAAAGGCAATCACCAGATCATATTTCTATGGAGGCTCGAAGCTTCGATTTGATTTTACAGACATTCGGCCAAAGGGAGCAGCGCTAATCACTTCAGGTGGTAAGGCTCCAGGGCCACAGCCCCTCAAAGAGTGCTTGGTCAAATTGGAGGGCATCCTCTCAAACCGCGAGAACGGAGAGAAGCTATCCACAATTGAAGTACACGACATGATTTGCCACATTGCGGACGCAGTTCTTGCAGGCGGAATCAGAAGAGCAGCGCTCATTTCCTTGTTTTCAGCAGATGACGAGGACATGATTGCAGCCAAGACAGGAAATTGGTGGGAGACCAATCCACAACGAGGAAGGGCCAACAACTCGGTTGTACTACTACGTCACAAGATTGATAAGGAATACTTTATGAACCTTTGGGACAGAGTAAAAGCTTCTGGCGCAGGAGAGCCTGGTTTTTATTTCTCAAACGATAAAGACTGGGGAACCAACCCTTGCTGTGAGATTGGTTTGCGCCCATATCAGTTCTGCAATCTTACAGAGGTTAATGTATCTAACGTGGAGTCTCAAGAAGACCTCAACGAAAGAGTTAGAGCAGCAACTTTTATTGGAACACTGCAGGCCAGCTACACTGATTTTCACTATCTGCGTGACATCTGGAGAAGAACAACTGAAAAGGATGCACTTATCGGTGTATCCATGACTGGTATCGCATCAGGGGCTGTGCTAGAACTTGATATGAAAGAGGCAGCGAAGGGTGTGAAGGTCGAGAACGCGAGAGTCGCAGAGTTGATTGGTATTAAGCCGGCAGCAAGAACAACCTGCGTCAAACCTGCAGGAACCACAAGCTTGACCCTAGGGACGTCTTCGGGTATCCACGCTTGGCACAATGACTACTATATTCGCAGAATCCGCGTAGGCAAGAACGAGCCTATCTATGCACACTTATTGAACAACCACCCAGAGCTAGTAGAGGATGAATACTTCAGCCCCCACACTACTGCCGTCATCTCTATTCCACAGAAGGCCCCAGAAGGTTCTATCATGAGAACAGAGTCGGCACTACAATTGCTCAAGAGAGTAAAACTCGTGACTGACGAGTGGGTAAAGCCAGGTTTTCGCAAGGGGCAGAACACCCACAACATCTCAGCGACTGTATCAATAAAAGATGCGGAATGGGTTGACGTAGGCGAATGGATGTGGGATAATAGAGCTAGCTATAACGGCTTGTCGGTTCTTCCTTACAACGGCGGAACCTACACGCAGGCACCATTCGAAGATTGTTCAAAGGAGACTTATGAGGCTATGATGGCCTCACTCACAAACATTGACCTTACTCAGGTTTCTGAGGATGAGGACAATACCAACCTAGCAGGTGAAGTTGCCTGTGCTGGCGGTGCTTGCGAAATAAAATTTGTTTAAAAAACACTTTACAGATTAGCTAATATTTGATATACTGTAGACATAACAAATTAGAAGAGGAAAAATGAAAAATGAAAAATAAAAAAGTTTTACACATTAAGCCCACACATTCAGTGGCTATAAAAGACCAGATTGTTGAACTCGGATACAATGATCCATGGAAGGACTCAGACCCAAGAATCAAAAAGATGTTTGACCTCATATTTTTGGAAGGTGTCAATCTAGGATTCGGAGTGGAGGTTTTGAAGTCTATCGACCTGGGTAACTTGGCTAGGTGCACAGAATCAAACGAACGTTACTTCAAACAGCTTCAAATGAGGATACAAAAGGCAGGAACCACGGAAGGCCTGCAGGAGCTTTATGAGGAGATATATGTCCGCGCCGAAAGACGAGAGCGAATCCCTATCGTCGTAGAGATAGATGAAGAGATTTACGGAGTAGCAGGTTGGAAGAGGCTGCAGATGCATAAGATGGCTATTGAAGAGTATAAGCATCAGTCTCTTTGTGATGTTTTGCTCCTTTCACCTCCAGACGACTTTGACTCTAAGCCTTATAAGTATATGTCTTTTCTCAAAAAATTGGCAGACTACAGTAACGATAGATCACAAAGCCAAACTAGAGACATGGAGAGGAGAGACTATGTTAATGCGCTCGACGGACAGAGGCTGCTTGATATTGAGGACCCAGAGCATTGGATGAAGGATGATAC